TTAAAAATCAAGTCCGGAGGCCGGGGCGGCATTGGCTGGTTTTTGCCGTTCGTCCGCCATGCGAGCCAGTTCTTTGTTCTCGTCGTGCTTTGGCAGGAGAAGCTTTTTTTGCTTCCCTGTCAGCGTCTCCCAGAAATCCGTGTACGAGACTGTGCCTTGCGCGGCGTACTCCGTGCCCTGCTTGAAGAGGACGTCCGGGTTTTCCTCGGCGGGTGCGCCTCCCTCGGACCACGCCCGCAGCTTCCTGCCCATCTCCTTCGTGACAAGTGGCAGCTCCCCGGCGAAAAGCGGGAGCAGCGGCTCGGGACACTTGGTGACAATTGGTCGATGCGTGCCTTCTTCAAGAAGCAGCGAAAGCGTCATCTCAAACGTAAAATTCTTCTCCTGAATGGGCTGTAGGCCGATGGGCACGAACTGGTCCTTGGAGTTGGCGTCTTTCATGACCTTGATCTTCTCGCGGGCGCGGAGGCAGAAAATCAGGTGCATTCCCGATGCGAGGAGGCAATTCATCATGCGTTTGTGCTCCCGCTTCGCCAGAATCCAGTTCGGTGTTCCCTTCATCTTGTTGTTTTCGGCGATGTCGGAGCAACCGCCGTGGCCCTCCCACTCGTGGGTCATGCTGTCGATTACCAGCACCTTGCACCCATGCTTCTCGAAATCCTCAACCGCGACCGAGTACCGAGTCGGAGCAAACGGCTCCTTCATCTCGGCTATTTCATATCCGTCAGGGAGTGCGGCCATGATGCCGGGGCTGTCGGCGTACATGCTGCCACGACCGTTTTCGGTGTCGAGAAAGCCTACCGAACCCTTTCCTGCGAGTCCGGCGGCGAGCAGAAGTGCCGAGTAAGTTTTCCCAGAACCCGAAACCCCGGCGAGGCTGATTAGCATTGGGACGGCCTTGCGTTTGGCCGGTGCGATGGTAAATGACATGGGCATCTCCTAATAGTTGATTTTGACGTGTGGGATCATTCCTTTGGCAATAGCCTCAACGATGGCCTTTGCCGCCGCCCCGGCGCTAAGTAACCCGTCGCCGGTCATTACCGCGTTTAGTGCCTCAAGCGCCTCGTTGTTCACCTTCGCCCGGTGCTTCCTATCGGCCTCACGCTTGGCAGCAGCTTCCGCTTCGGCTTTTCGAACTGCTTCGGCACGGTCACGTTCTGCCTGCACTGCGGCTGCCTTCTCGAGCTCCGCCTTCTCTGCAGCGGCTTTTGCATCCGCAGCGGCCTTCTCTTCGGCTTCAGCCCTGTCCCGTTCAGCCTTCTCGGCGGCAGCTTTGCTATCGGCTGCAGATTTCAGGATGGCAGCAAGGCGATCTGCCTCCGCCTTTTTGGCTCGCGATTCAGCATCTTCCTTCTCTTTCTGGATGCGCTGGCGCTCCTGCTCGGCCTTTTCCTGCTCCGCTTTCACACGCGCAGCTTCCGCTTCGGCTTCCTTGCGGGCTTTCGCTTCTGCTTCGGCCTTCGCCTTCGTGGCGGCTTCCGCCTTGATAAGCTCCTCGCGTTCTCGCGCCTTCCGATCAGCCTCTTCACGGCGTAGGCGTTCGAGTTCAGCCAGCTCGCTCTCGTACTTCTGGCTGGACTGCAGCGTGTCACTCAGGGCTTGACGGGCCGCGTCATAAGCGAGTTGCGCGCGATTGCCGAACTCCTGCCAATCGCGGGAGTTTGCGGCATCCATAGCTTTCTGCCGATTTTGAACCTCTACGGACGCAGGGTGCGGGGTGTCGAACCGAATCAGGCTATCGAACGCCTTCAGGGCTTGTTCGTGGCCTTCGACACGCTGCTTTTCCGCGTTCTCCCATTCCGTGAGCGGTGCCCGGATTTCGTCTTTCAGGGCGTCCAGATCGTCGCGGATACGCTTGCGCTCGCCGTCAACTAGAGCGAGCTGTTTTTTCTGCTCCGCAACCAGTTCCTTGCCCATCTCATCGAGCAGTGTCTTTGACCGGGCAATTGTGTAGGCAAGTGAGCGAATTTGCTCCCGTCCTTTGTCGGTTGAAATGTCGAGGACGTGGGATCGGGCTTCTATCTTGATCTTGTCGAGGATGTCTGAGGTGCCTTGAGGGGTGAAGATGTCGAGTGGCTTGAGTTGCTCCAACACTACGAGTTGATTCATAATTATTCCTTTCAGTTGGTTGACTAGCTGAACATTAACATTGGCAAATCGGTGTCTTCGAGTTGGTGCGGCAGAGTTTGGTCCCGCCACGGCTTGTCGCCGTACTTTTCCAGGCACCCGGCGTAGAGAATTTTCATGTCGTAAATTCGCATGTGGGCAGACGACCAGTAAACGTTCAGGTCGGCCCCGGCCGCTTCCGCCTCCTTCATCAGCACCATGCGCAGGTCGAACGGGGCGGACGATTCGATGAAGATCAACACGAACCCGTGTCCCTCGGTTTCTGTGAACTCCTTCAACCACGTCTCGCTCACGTCGCCATCGGTGCGAATCTCCCCGGCGGCGAGTTGCCGGCGGGCCAGTTCACGCACCTGGTTGTAAAAGACGCATTGAAGGTGGTATCCCTCGTAAAAAATGGCCTCGTAAATTGCCTTCTCGACGGGCTTGCCGCGTGAATTGGAGAATGTTTTGATGTCCACGGTTGACCGGGGACGGACGTAATCCATGCGGGCCTTGAGCATCACACCAGTTTCCGGGTCACGGACGAAGAACGACACTTCGGGCATCCCTCCGCTCAATGCCGCCTTCGCGTATGGGTCTTCAGCCATGACCGCCGCAGCAGCGGCTATTTTCTTGGACTCTTCAGTGCCAAGGAACGTCTTCCCGACATGTTCGGCGGCATGGCGTTCCAGTTCCATTTCCCAGATGACGGCGGGAAGGCCGCTGGCGACAATTCTGTCCACAAGGTCGGATTTCTTCTTGGCCGATTTTGGCAGTCCGTTCGCTTCGAGAAACGCCTTCATGTCGTCAGCGGTCACAAGAGCGCCCGGATAATCTTCGGGGAAGAGCTTCATCACGAAGTTGCGGTCAAATCGCTCCGGCTCCAATGCGCGAGAGTGGACGGCTTTCCCGAACCGCCTGGCCCCGGTGTCGTCTTCCGGCTCGCGGTCGGGATTCAGGTTCTTGTGCCAGTAGTTAAGCTTGGACACGGTGAGGTGCTTGATACCGCTGCACGACAGCCCCTCGGCCGCGTGGTACGACGCCTCATCCATGTCGAAGTAGATACCCGGCTCGACGACCGGGCGAAGTATGTTGGTCATCATTGACTCCATTTTGTTGTTGACGAATGCACATGCCTTATGGCACGAATAAAAGCACACGATAATTCTTCGCGCAAGCACTATTTACATCAGGGATGGCATTTATGGAGAACAGCATCTGCCTCGACGGGGTCAAGATTGCAAAAGACATCAAGACAAGGAGCCGGGCAATCGGCAGGACAGTGAAGTCAGTGTTCGCCGAGGCGGACACGAGCTACCGCACCTACCGTTCATGGCAGCAGGGGGAGAACAACCCCAGCTTCGCCAAACTCAAGCCGATTTATGCAATTCTCGACGCTCACAGGGGGCGCGAGGGCGCTGAAGGCAAATGAGCCGGTATCGAGTGAAGGACTGGAGCGAGTTCCAGCACTACAAGGATCGAAGCCCGCCGTGGATTCGGCTCCACAAGAGGTTGCTGGACAACTTCCGATTTCATTCGCTGCCCGATGCTAGCAGGGCGCTAGCGCCGATGCTCTGGCTGCTAGCAAGCGAGAACAAAGACCCAAGCAGCGGGTTGATCGACCTGACGGACGAGGAAATTGCGTTTCGGATTCGTCGCACGCTGGAGGAATTGCAAACCGCCCTCAAACCCTTGTTGGAAAAGGATTTTCTTGAGTTGTCGCATGGCGATAGTGCCTCGCTAGCAAGCTGCAAGCAACTTGCTGTACCAGAGACAGAGACAGAGGCAGGGAGAGAAGCAGAGGCAGAGAACGAGGACGACGACATGCGGGCGAGTGCGAAGACACCGTTCGAGCGGGTATACGATTACGGCTGTAATCTCTTCCCCCAACTTGTGACTCAAGCCACTAGCGTGATTCATCAATGGCTTGATGGCGGCGCCGACATCGACCTTGACATCATCCCGGAGATCAAACGACTGCACGACAAGAAAATCCAGCCTCGGGGCTGGGGATTATTCACCCAGGACATCGCCAATTCAAAACTTCGGAGAAACACACCGCTTCCAAAAGGAGAACTGAAAAATGACCGCCCAGCAACCAAACACGGCAATTTCGCCGCCCAGGACTATCGAGCAGGTACTGAAGGATTCATCGTCGCCTGACGGAAAACTTGGCGACCTGAAGGAGGTTGACTTTGCCTGCCCCGCGCACGGGAATCAACGGGTCAAGGTTGTTCACCTGACCGACGAATGGGCAAAACCAACCTGCGGAGAGTGCGACAAACAACGCCACTCGGCGGACGGACGCGCCGAGGAACTGCGAAACGGTGTCCGGGCAAGGGAGGCGAAGGAATATCTCATCCGCAACCATCTCGCAAAATCCGCGATCCCCGCGAGGTTTGAAGGCCGGTCGTTCACGAACTACCATGCCCCGGATGAAGAAACACAAAAGGCCCTCGCCACCTGCAGGGATTTTGCCACGGATTTTCCCGACCGGTTGCTGACAGGAAGCTCGCTCATCCTGTGCGGCAATGCGGGGACGGGAAAGACACACCTGGCCTGCGCGATTGCCCTGCATGTCATCAGGAAGCACGCCCTCTCGGCCGCATACATGACCGTCGGCAGGGCATTCCGCATGGTGAAGGACACTTATCGCCGGGACTCCGGAAAGACCGAGCAGGAGGTGCTTTCCCATTTCACCGCCCCGGAATTGCTCGTCCTCGACGAAATTGGCATCCAGTACGGTTCGGACACCGAAAAGAACATCCTTTTCGAGATCGTCAACGAACGGTACGAAGCCCTTCTCCCGACGATTCTCATCAGCAACCTTGCTCTGCCGGCCCTGACCGAATACGCCGGGGAACGGGTCATCGACCGCATGAAGGAAAACGGCGGAAAGCTTGTCGTATTCGACTGGAAGAGTCACCGGGGGGCGGTGTGAATTTGACTGGAAGGTCAGTGACACCGAAAGGACAGAAACGCAAGCGGAGCAACCTGCCTACCAAGGCCCACCGAGAGTATTGGGAGCGAGTCCGAAGCCTCGGTTGCTCTGTCTGCAAGGCCTCCAACCCGGAAATCCACCACGCTTTGACAGGGGCGGGACGCCGGAGGGATCATGACAAGGTCATTCCTCTTTGCCGCCCGCACCACCGAGGCGAGCACGGAATCCACACCCTGAGCCGGAAGGTCTGGCAGGAGCAGTTCGGCGCCGAGCAAGAACACCTTGACCGCGTGGCGCTATTGTTACGTTAACGCCCGGAAAACCAGCAATCAGTTCGGCAATGTCCATGCCCCGACCATACCAGCCCGCGATATCAGGGCGATATTCGGAAATGGCGCTGTGCCATAAAGCCGTCATAAATGAGTTCTGGACATCGCACCACCCGCTGTGGCAGACTCCCCCTTGAACCACAAGGGGATGGGCGGATGTACAACGAAAAGGGAAAACCCGAGGACATCGTTCCGGAATCCGTCGCCCTTCGGCGCGGCATGGTTTACAGCAAAGACCGCCACGGGAAAATCTGCCGTGCCGAGATCGAAGCCCCTCTCCTGATCGACCAGCTCTACAACCATGAGATCATCGCCTCCGACCACCACTTTTACGGGGTGCAATTCATCACCATGCGAAAGCTGTTCCTCTCGCCCGTCGGGTTTAAGATTGGCATGCTCCTGGTCAAACGCGATGACGAACAGGCCGGGGACAAGCCCATCCCGATGGAGGACACCGATTACCTGCGGGTGATGCGACTGGTCAAAAACCCGGCGAACCAACGGTTGCTTCGTGAGATATGCGACGAGGAGGCCGACCCGTGCAATTACCTGTGCTACGGCCGCAAGAAGCATCTTGTCGCGTCCGCATTCGACGCCTTGTGCGAATCCGTGATGATGTTGTGGGAACAGAAGCGGCAAATGGCTGAGAACGCGAACCGCATAAAAGATCAATCGTGAACGCAGAAACCGCTTGCGCGAAGCGACGAGTCCATTCATAATGCTGAGAACAAGGCCATTTCGCACGCCTTCATTTTGCCTTCCCGATCTCTTGAGAGGCCGCATGACGCATTGAGGTGCGCAAGAAAAAAGCCGCCAGAGTTTCCCGGCGGCCTTCACATCAGCTTCAAGACTTATCGGCGGAAACCATTGCGATACCCGCCGCCCCAGCCTGCGCGATAGCCGCCGCCATATCCAACCCCATAACCGCCGAAGCCCGAGCGATAGGCTCCCCCGCCGTAGTAGGGCCGGTAGCCATAACCGGGATACCCGCCGACCCCGATTGATATTCCACTGTACCCTCCGTACCCGCCATACGCCGGGTAAGAGGGATAGCTGTACGCCGGACTGATCACCGTCGAGGGATACGAATATCCGTTCGACGGGTAGACCACGACGGATTGGGCATTCGACACCGAGGGCAGGCTTATTGTCAGGATCGCCGCAAGCACCGCTCCGGCAAGCAACTTACGCATGATTGTTTCTCCAAAAGAACTCAGTTCTGGGACAACCAATGTGCAAGTGGCGAGCCAAACCGTTGAAATGTCAATTTATTCAAGATTTGAGCAAAGCCACGTCGCCTTCATTTTTCGGAGCGATGAGAATCACTTCGGTGTCGCCCAACGATTCACGAGCGCTTGCGGGGAAGAGATTCACCGTTTCTTCGAATGATTTATCCGCATGGTGATCCGCATAAGCCCCGTTGCCGGGAATTCTTGAATATCCGTCTGTCGCCAGCCTGTACCGCGGGTTGTCGATGCGAAAACGCACAAGCCCGCCGTGAGAGGAAACAACCGTGAGACGGGCGCCGTGGTCGAGCAGAAAATCTTCGCCGGGTTTCCGGGTGATCACAAGCATGGACGACACCCTCCTTGGGTAAGCTGAGGACTTGGAGGTTACCCCACGAATCACTTCATTCCGGCGGGGGGCTTCAAATTAAGGTCATCAAACACTTTCCCCGCACTCATTACCCGCAAAGCCTGCGGCAACTATTCAGACCACCCAGATTCAACGAAACATATGTCCCTGACCCCCAAGCAAGAAACCTTCGCCCAAAAGTACATCGAACTAGGAAACGCGACCGAGGCGTACTATGCCGCTTACGATGCGGCAGGCTCCAAACCGATCACGGCGAATCGCGCCGCCAAGACATTGCTCGACAACCCCAAGATTGCCGCTCGCCTGCGCGCGCTACGGGAAATCCACCAGAAACGCCATGAGGTGACCGTGGACACCATCACGCAGGAACTCGAAGAGGCGCGCATGCTCGCCCAAAGGACGAAACAACCATCGGCCGCCGTTTCGGCGTCGCTCGGAAAGGCGAAGCTGCATGGGTTGATCACTGACAAGTCGGAACTGGCCGGCAAAGACGGCGCCCCGCTGAGATTCACGCTCGCCCTCGGCGATGCAAAGACAGATTGAGTACGTTCGCCCCTGGCTGTACCCAAAGCAGCTTGAGGCCATCTTTCACGACAAGCGTTACGGCTGCATTGAGGCCAGCACCAAGGCGGGCAAGACGGTCGGGTGCATCACCTGGCTTTTCGAGCAGGCTGCGATCAACGGATGCGAGGGACGGAACTACTGGTGGGTCGCCCCGATCTTCCCGCAGGCCAAAATCGCCTTTCGACGCCTCAAGCGATATCTGCCGCACAGCCTTTACACGGCGAATGAATCCGAACTGACCATCACCCTCGCCAACGGCGCGGTGATCTGGTTCAAGGGCGCGGACAAGCCCGACAGCCTCTACGGCGAGGACGTGTATGCGGCGGTGCTGGATGAAGCCAGCCGCATGAAGGACGAAGCGTGGCATGCCGTCCGCTCCACCCTGACCGCGACCAACGGCCCGGTCCGCCTGATCGGCAACGTAAAAGGCCGCAAGAACTTCTTCTACAACCTGAGCCGTAAAGCCGAGTCGGGCGAGCCAAACATGGCTTACCACGTCATCACCGCTTACGACGCGGTGGCCGGCGGCGTGGTCACGCTCGACGAGATCGAAGACGCGAAACGCCTGCTCCCCGAGCAGGTGTTCAACGAACTCTATTTGTGCAAGCCATCAGACGACGGCGGCAATCCCTTCGGCCTCCGGGCGATTCGTGAGTGTGTCGGCCAGTTATCGAACCTGCCCCCGGCATGCTGGGGCATCGACCTGGCGAAGAGCCATGATTGGACGGTCTGCATCGCACTGGATGCTTACGGGCAGGTATGCCGCGTCGAGCGATTCCAGATGCCCTGGCAGGAGACGATCACCAAGATCATCGACTTGGTTGGCGATGTTCCGGCCCTCGTCGACTCGACGGGCGTTGGCGATCCCATTCTCGAAGCCTTGCAGAAACAAAAGCGGAATTTCGAGGGATTCAAATTCAGTTCGACGAGCAAACAGCAGCTCATGGAAGGACTCGCGGTTGCAATCCAGCAACGCAAAATCGGCTACCCGGATGGAATCATCGTCATGGAATTGGAACAGTTCGAGTTTGAATACACCCGCACCGGGGTTCGCTATAGCGCGCCGCCGGGCCAGCACGACGACACGGTCTGTTCGCTGGCGCTCGCGGTGAGCCTATTCTCGGTTCCCCGTCCCGAAATTCGCATCCGGCGCCTCTGATGGGATGGTTTCGCCGTAAGGCATCATTCCCGGTCGCCTCGTTAAAAAGCGCGTCATTCCTGCTCGGCATGGGCGGCGGGCGCGGGGGATTGAATTCCGGTTCGTTCGACCGCCTAGCCCTGGAAGGCTATGTCCAGAACGCCGTGGTCAACGCCTGCGTCAACAAGATCGCGGGCAGCATCGCCTCGGTTGACATGGTTCTTTACCGCAAGGGCAAGGGCGGCAAGCTGGACAAAGTCGAATCGCACGAGCTGCTCACGCTGCTGGAAAACCCCAACCCCACCCAGTCGGGCAAGGAGTTCATCCGCTATCTGGTCGGCTACTACCTGACCGGGGGAAACGCCTACATTCTCGCCAACGGCCTCGACCCGTCGTCCAGAAAGCCGAAAGCCCCGACCGAGTTGCAGTTGCTCAATCCCGGCAAGGTGAAGGTCGAGCCGGGCAAGACGCTGTTTCCGGAGTTTTTTGAATACAAGCCGGACGCCGCCCGGCGGTTCGCCTTTCCGGTGGATCAAATCAGCGGCCGCTCGGCGGTCATGCAGTTCAAGACGTTCAACCCGCTCAATGCCTGGTACGGTCTCCCGCCCATGCTCGCGGCGGCTTACGGCATCGACATCCACAACGGCGGCAACCTGTGGAACAAGAAGATCCTCGATAATGACGGCCGCCCCTCCGGCGCCCTGCAAGTCAAGGGGGCCGATGGCAAACCCGCGACCCTGACGGACGACCAGTTCAACCGCGTCAAGGAGATGATCGACGATCAATACAGCGGAGCCAACAACGCCGGCCGCCCGCTCTTGCTTGAAGGCGGCCTCGAATGGCAGCAAATGTCCGTGAACCCGAAGGACATGGACTTCCTGCAGGCGAAATACAGCGCCGCCAGGGACATCGGGCTGGTGTTCGGAGTCCCTTCGCAACTCCTGCAGATTCCAGGCGACTCGACCTTCGCCAATTACGAACAGGCGAACCTGTCTTACTGGACCGACACGGTCATCCCGTTGTTGTGCTGGTTTTTGGAAGGGTTCAATCGCTGGCTCACCCCGGCATACGGCGACGATCTGTACCTCTGGTATGACGAGGAATCAATCGCCGCCCTGGAGCCGAGACGCAAGGAAAAGGCAACCCGGATTCAGTCATCGACCTACATGACGATTGACGAAAAGCGTCACGCGATGGGACTGGATTCGCTGCCGAACAAGCTCGGCGAGGCGCTCGTCCTCGACGGACGCGGCATCCTGCTCGGCATGGATGGCAGCATCCTGGCGCTCGCGGTCAACGCCAACACCGATCCTTCGCAAGATCCGCTGATCAACCCCGATGCGGTTCCGCCCGTTGATCCCAACGATCCGGAGGCGGCCGCGAAGCACAGGGCTTGGCTGGTGAAAAACGGCTATACCGAAGAACGGGCTGAGCGACTGACGATGCTGGCTTACGGCTGATGGTCACCCGCCAGGCGTATCACCGCGTCTTTCTCGCGACGATGGACCGCTTCGAGTCCCTGTTCAAAGGGAAGATCGTCGCCGACAAGGATAAGTTCATCACCGCCTGCGCGTCGGAGTATCGCACGCACGGCGTGCCCAATTTCTTCCACCTCGTGGACAAACATCAGGGTGAGTTATTCGACTCACTGAAAGCCCATTACCGCATGGTGATCCCCGCATTCGGAGCCCTCAGCCTGTCCCAGGTGAAAAGCCGCCAGTTCAAGGCCACCGCCGAGGATGCGCTCTTTGAAGACCTCGCGAACCGCTGGGTTCACACCGAAGGGCTGAAACGCTCGAAGTTGATCGCCGACACTTCCGAGGCCGACGTCCTCGCCGCCATCTCGTCGGGGATCGAAGACGGACTGGGCACGGCCGAGATCGCCGACGACATTCAGAAGGTGACCGGCCTGTCGGACTGGAGGGCGGAATCAATCGCCCGCACCGAGACGCATGCGGCAGCCAACTATGCCAGCGTCGAGAGCGTCCGTCAGGCCGAGGACAGACTCGGCGTGAGGATGTTAAAGGAATGGCTCCCGACTCTCGACGGCCGCACGCGACCCGCGCATGCGGAAATGGAAGGTTCGGACCCGATCCCGATGGAGGACAAGTTCCTCGTGGACGGGGAGGAAATGGACAGGCCGGGCGACCCGGCAGGAAGCGCGGAGAATGTGATTTCATGTCGATGCGTTTTGGGATTTTCTGAGGAGAAAGAGTGACATGGGGTTTGTGATTCCGACAAGCACGATTGAGAAGATGGAGCGCGGCGAGGAACTGGATGCCGGGGAACTGGCGCACATCCAAAGCGCCCTCTCGTTTGGCCGGTCAATGAGGCTTCCGTTGCCTGTCTTGATCGGGCTGACCCTTTGCATTGTCGCGATGCTGGTAGCCCTTTCCATTCAAGCGTTCTGATGGGCCGCGTCCTGTCCCGGCATGGCAACGTCATCGCAACAGACTTCAGGCCTCGCCCTCAATTCGATATTACGCTCGCCTTCAAAAGCGAAACACTTTACCGCGACGGCCTGGTGATGCTCATGCGCACCACGGCCTTGCTCGATGACAAACCGATTTTCGTCCTTCACTTTCTCGTCGACCTTGCCACCGGCCACATCGTTCAACTCAACCACGGGTAGCACCACATGAAGATCAGGCACAAGAGCTTCTCGCTCCACGAACTCAAGACGGACGACGAGGCCCGCACCGTCGAGGGCTGGGCGTCCACCTTCGGCAACAAGGACGCCGGGGACGACATCATCCTCTCCGGGGCGTTCACCGCCTCGCTCGCCGTCCGCAAGCCCAAGATGCTCTGGCAGCACGACACCGGCGAATTGATCGGCATGTGGGACGCCGCGACGGAGACCGAGAAGGGCCTGTACGTCAAGGGCCGCTTCGCCGACACCCCGCGAGGCAACGAGGCTTATACCCTCGCCAAGATGGGCGCGCTGGACTCCATGAGCATCGGCTACAGCACCCTCGACTACGATTACGACCCGAAGACGGGCACCCGCACCCTCAAGAAGCTCGACCTCTGGGAAGTGTCGCTCGTGACCTTCCCCATGAACGAGCAGGCGACGATCACCACCGTCAAGTCAGCCGCCGAGGACATCGACGCCGCCTATGACCTGCTTGAGCAGGCCACCGGCATCTGTGACGCCTATGCGTCCGGCGAGATGGAGCCGACCGCCGAAATGCTCGGCACGGTGGCGCAACTCGCCCGCCAGGCCATGAGCCTGCTCGGGGACGACGACGCGGACGAACCGGAAGACGACACCGGCAAATCCAGGCCGTCCCCCAAATCCATCGAAAGATTCCTGCGCGAGGCAGGCCTGTCCCGAAGCGACGCAAAAGGATTGCTCGCCAAGGGATACACCGCGATCACCCCACGGCGAGAGGCTGTCGGCGATTCGGAACTGACGGCATTTTTCAACCAATTCAAACTGTAAGGACACATCACATGGCTTTAGACCAGGAAACCAAATCCGCCATTGAGGGCGCGCTCAACGCCTTCAACGAACTGAAAAACACGATTGACCCGCTGAAAACGGACGTGCAGACCCTTCGCATCAAGACCGACGCGTTCGACCAGGCCAAGCTCGACAAGCTGGCCAAAGACATCAACGACGGCATCGAACTGAGCCAGAAAGCCCAGGCGAAACAGCAGGCGCTCGAAGAGAACAACAAGGCGATGGAGATCGAGCTCTCCGCCCTGAAGACCGCCTTCAACCGCGCCCCGAACGGCTCCGACTCTTCCGAGGGTTCCGAAAAGAAGCTTCGCAAGAAGATGAACTCGGCGTTCAACGCCTTCGCCCGCGTGAACACGGGCAGCCGTCAGATGTACTTCGACGAGTACCTGAAGGAACATTGCGCGGAAGACCAGGAAATCAAATCCATGCTGGTCGGCAACGACCCGAACGGCGGGTTCCTGGTGCTCCCCGAATTCGGCGGCATCATCAAAACGCAGATCTTCGAGTCGTCGCCCATCCGTCAGCTCGCCGATGTCATCACCATCGGCTCGGACATGTACGACGTGCTCACCGATTCCGACCAGGCGGCGGCGGGATGGACGGGCGAATCAACCCCCCGCACCAACAGCGGCACTCCGGTCGTCGGGAAGATTCAGATTCCCGCCCACGAAATGTACGCCTATCCCAAGGCCACCCAGAAACTGCTCGATGACGCGATGATTGACATCGAGGCATGGCTGGCGGGCAAGGTGGCCGACATCTTCGGCCGCACCGAGGCCACCACGTTCGTGACCGGCAACGGCGTCGCCAAGCCGTTCGGTTTCATGAGCTATGCCGCGGGCACGGACATCACCCAGCAGCAGGTTGAGCAGGTGAACACCGGCGACGCCGCGAACTTCACCTACAACGGCCTCGTCGGGGTGCAGAACGCCTTGAAAGAGCCATACCAGCGCAACGCCACCTGGCTCTACCGTCGCGCCAGCAACCTCAACATCATGGAAATCAAGGACGGACAGGGCCGTCCGATCTTCAACATGACCTACGACAAGAACGCCGGCCTTGAGCCGTCGCTCCTCGGCGCCCCCGTCCGCTTCGCGGCCGACGTGGCGGCGATGGCGGCCAACGCCTTGGTGGCCGCCTACGGCGACTTCAAGCAGGCGTACCAGATCGTGGATCGCATGGGGACGCGCGTCCTCCGCGATCCGTACACCGACAAGCCAAACGTCGGCTTCTACACCACCCGCCGGGTCGGCGGCGGTCTCACGAACTTTGAGGCCCTGAAGATCCAGAAGATGGCTTAACCGCCTCTCCAACCGGCCGGATTCGTCCGGCCGGATGCTTTCCACCACCTTTGAAAAGGAATTCACCCATGAGAGACCTGCACAACAACCTTCTGGTCAAACGGGCCATCAGTTCGACCCGAGTGACCGACAACACCGCCCAGGTGAGCCAGATCATCGACCGCCAGGGCTTTGAGTCCGTCGAGTTCGTCCTCAACATCGGCACGGTCGCCGATGCGGACGCCACCATCGCCTGTCTGCTTGAGGAAGGTGACAATTCCGCACTCAGCGACGCCGGGACGGTGAGCGCAACCGACACGCTCGGCACGCAGACCGCCGCCGGTTTCCAGTTCGACAGCGACAATCAGGTTCGCAAGATCGGCTACATCGGGACCAAACGCTACTTGCGTCTGACGCTGACCCCGGCCAACAACACCGGCAATCTCGACATCGGCGCCCTGGCGCTGCTGTTCGCCGCGAACGGCCTGCCGGTCACCCAGCCAACGAGCTAGTCTTCCCACCTTTGGGGGCGGTTTCGGCCGCCCCATCTTTTTTGGAGATCGAACATGAAGAACCTGAAGAAAATTCTCGGCCTCGCCATCGCGCTCGCCATGACCTCCTCGCTCGCTCATGCGGGTTCCTACACCACGTCCAACTACTGTGAAAACGGGGCCTGCACCTTCAACAGCGCCACCACGTTCGCGGCCGGCTCGGTTGCCTCCTCGTTCAAGCCGGAAGGGCTTGCAAGCAGCCAGTTCTCCGCCGCCGGCGTCGGCAACGCGGCCGACACGACCGACGACGTGCTGTTCAGCTACACCCTGCCGGCAAGCGCCCTTAACACGACAGGCCAGGCCATCGAAGTGACCTGCTTCGGCGGGACGGCGGCGAACGGCAACAACAAAACCATCAAACTCTGGTTCGGCTCCGAGCTCATCAGCTCCGGCGTCATCACCGATTCCAACAAGAACTGGACGAGTTCGATGGTCATCGGGCGCACTGGCGCGTCCGCGCAACTCGTCCGGGCGACCATGGTTCACGACACTTCGACGATCACCCCGTACCTCGCCACCGGCGCGGAAACGGACACCGCCGCCATCACGATCAAATGCACCGGCGCGTCGGGCACCACCGGCGCGGCGGGCGATGTCGTGGGCCGGGGCATGTTCGTGCGGTTCTCCAACTAAAACCCGGAAGAGGCAACCATGAGAATCCTGCTCGCTTCGCTCTTCCTCATCCTGACGGCGCCGTGTTCGTTCGCCGCCGCCACGGATGATTACGGCCAGCTCGCCACCGGCCTCGACTCGCCGTACCGGCATGCCGCCGCCGTCACCCCGAGCGACACGGTTGACCTGACCAACGTGACCCGCGCCGTCTATGTCGGTGGCGCGGGGAACATCGTTTACATCACCGAACAGAACGAGACGGTCACGCTGACCGGGGTGACGGTCGGCACGGTGTATCGCATCTGCGCCAGCCGGATCAAATCCACAAGCACAACCGCGACGAACATCGTCGCACTTTGGTAAGGAAACCACTCATGAAACCGCACCGCATCCTGAAGAGCTTCAAAGGCTCGCAAACCGGCAACGACCACCAGCATTTCGAGGCGGGCGCGACCGAACACCTCTCGGACGATCTTGCCGCCATCGCCGTGCGCGAGGGATGGGCCGAGCCGCACCACAAGGAAATCAAGCCGCGCGAGCTTGCGGAAGGGGAAATCCTCGAATCCGGCGAACTCCCCGGAGACACCGACACGGGTGAAAAATCCGCCGGGGCCGCCCCGGAGAACAAGGCATTCAAGAAGGCCCCGGCCAACAAATCCCGCAAGGCCGAATAGCCGGTGCGCCGTCCCCGTCGTTCGCTCACGCTGATCGCCGGACCGGTCTCGGAGCCCGTGACCCTGGCGGACGCGAAAACATGGGCGAGAATTGACGATGACTCCTCCGACACGCTGATCTCCCAACTCATCACCAGCGCCCGCATGGCGGCCGAGGAATACCTTCGCCGGGCCTTGATGACCCAGACTCACAAGCTGACGCTCGACCTCTGCGGTTCTCCGCTCGGAATGAATTGGAACGAAGGCGTTTACGACCTGCCGGTCACCGCCCTCTACGGCGGCCTGCCGCAGACCATCGAGCTTCCGAAGGGGCCGGTCCAGTCAATCAACTCGGTGACGACTTACGACCTGAACGACATCCCGAGCCTTTACGGCGGCGGCAACTACCACATCGACGCCGCCGGGGAGCGGCTTGTCCTGAATTACGCGGCCTTGTGGCCCGCCAGTCTGCGGCCGGTTGCCGCCTGCGAAGTCACCTATGTCGCCGGGTACGGGGATGCGGCCGCCGTGCCCCAGCCCGTCAAAACCGGAATTCTGATCCACGTCGCCTCGATCTACGAACAACGCGGCAACTGCGATGATGCCATGGCGCTCCCGCCGGGAACCGCCCAGCTTTACAACCAATACCGCATCATGGGGGACCGCCTTGGGTAAGTGCTGCGCGGACCTCGTTGGAAAGATGAAAAACCGGGTCACGATCCAAGCCGTTTCCCGGCTGTCCGACGGCCAGGGCGGATACGCCGAAAGCTGGGTCGACGGAGCCACGGTCTGGGCGTCAATCGAGCCCTACAGCGGCTACCAAAAATTCCAGGCGATGCAGTTGCAGACGCCCGTCACGCACAAGATCAGCATGCGTTACCGTCCCGACGTGGCCACCGGGACGCGTCTGAAATACGGCGACCGCTTCTTTTCGGTGGAGGAGGCGTTGAATGTGAACGAAGAGGGCCGGTTCCTGGCGATCAAGGCCGTTGAACGAGTGGTGCGGGCAGAGGCGGTCGATGTCGGCGCGCTTCTTCTGGAAACCGGCGCATACCTGCGGCTGAACGGCGGCGGGCGAATTTTACTGGGGGCGTGATGGCTGAAGACAAAACAATTCTCGAACTCGATCCCGGCGGCCTGATTCAATCCGGCGACCAAATCCCGGCTTCCCGTGACGGCGCCGATGTGCGGGTCGTGGTCAACACGGCGGGCACCAAAGCGGCGTCCGACGACGACAAGGACGCCCTTGCCTCGGTCAACGGGACAACGCAGATCGGCCATGTCGCGGTATTCTCGGACACCGAAGGCACCATTGAGGACGGGGGGGCCATTGACGCGATCATCACCGGGGCAACCCGGCTCGACATCGTGCTGACCACCGACGACCTGGCGATCATTCGCGGCAATGTGATCTACCGCGCCAGTGTCGATGCCGTTCTGAATGCCCAGCCGCCATCGGGCGGCGGCGGACAATTCGATTTCTCTGATCCCATCAACTCGGCCTACGCAGCCATCATCTAGGAGATTCGCCCATGAGTTTTACCCAAACCGTCGTCAATGTGAAACAAGCGGACGGTTCTTCCGTGCCGATGATCGCCTACACGGACGGGACCAATCTCACGTTCGCCCACGCCGGTCTTGACGCAACCGGGGCGATCATCAGCCCGGCGACTTCCGGCAACCAGACCACGGCGATCAGCGCGCTGTCAACAATTGCGACCCAGACGGCGGGGCTTGCCACGGCGGCCGCCCAGGCCACCGGCAACACGTCGACCGCCGCCATCGCCACCAACACCGGCGACCTCGACGCCAACCTCGGCGCGAAGGCCGATGCCGCCGCCTCCGGCGACACCGGCTCCTTCAGCCTCATTTCGCTCTTTAAGCGATTGCTCACCACCAGCACGGCGATTTCAACCGCCTGCCAGGCGGCCATCCCGGCGGGCGCCAACGTGATTGGCGGCGTGACGGTCTCGGACGGGGGCAGCGCGGCGTTGGGAGCCAAAGCCGACGCGGCCGCCTCCTCGGACACGGGCACGTTTGGTCTGATCGCCCTTTTCAAACGATCACTCCAGTCACTGACTAGCATCCTCGCGGCCTGCCAGGCGGCGACACCGGCCGGAACGAACCTGATCGGCAGGATCGGCATCGACCAGACAACTCCCGGCGTGACAAACCTCATTTACCTTCCGGCTCCGTTTATTGTCGCGGGCGCGACCACCACCCGTCCGGCGAACACCACCGCTTATGCGGCCGGCCAGCTCCTCGCCAACAGCACATCGGCCGGATCGGTCACCTTCCCGGTCATCGCCGCCGCGCGGGCGAACGACATGGCGGGAACCATCCTGCGTCTTCGCTTGAAAAAGACCGGCACGACGATCACGCAGGGCATCTTCCGCGTCCACCTATACAACTCGCAGCCCTCGGTCACCAACGGCGACGGCGCGGCCTGGCTGACCACCAGTGCCGGTTATCTCGGGGCGTTTGACGTCACCATGACGCAAGCCTTCTCGGACGGCGCCATCGGCATTGGCACGCCGGTCTCCGGTTCGGGCGTTGCCTTCACCCCGGCCGCGGGCACGCAAAATTTGTATTACCTCATCGAGGCGCGCGCGGCTTATGTGCCCGTTTCGGGCGAAGTGTTCACGCCCTACGTCGAGGTGCAGTAATGCTCCCCGCCGGTCTCGCCCCCTCCTGGGTCCTGCCGAGGGCAAGATACGACCTTGACTTCGTCAACAACCGCTATTGGGGCGGGAATGTGAGCATGGCCTCGGCGAACGGCACCGGCCAGCCGCCAAAATCGCTGGTGGTGACCGGAAACGCGGGCGGGGCGGCGGGCAGTTACTTCGCCCCCGACACCGACGGCGTCTGGAAGTCATTTCCGCAATCCGGCATCCGTCGCACGGGCTTCGGCGCGTTCGTCGAGGGCTTCGGCGCGTGCGCGAACTACGCCCTTTGGTGCCGTGACCTGACCAACGCGGCATGGACGGCGACCAACGTCACCACGGCAAAGACCCAGGCCGGGGCCGACGGGAAGGCCAGCTCCGCCACGCTGGTCACCGCGACCGCCAACAACGCCACCATTCTGCAATCCGTCGCCTTCCCGGCCCAGTCGCTTCAGACGGCCGCCATCGCCGGCGGCGGCTCTCCGACTTATGCGGTCAATGACCTGCTGACGGTCGCGGGGGGAACATTCACCACGGCGGCGGTGCTCAAGGTGACATCCGTCTCCGGGGGACTGCCGGCGACCATTTCCATTCAGACGCCGGGTTCTTACACCGCCCTGCCGTCCAACCCCGTTTCCGTGACGGGCGGGGGAGGATCGGGGGCGACGTTCAACCTCAATTTCATGAGCTACGCGCCGTCGTTCGTGCTCAGGCGGGCGTCGGGAAGCGGTCCTGTTTACATGACCGTTGACGGCAGCGCCTATGTTGACATCACCAGCCAGATCAGCGGCTCGTTCGGCCAGGTCACAATTCCGGCCTCCGTCCGGCTCACCCCGGCCACCTTCGGCCTCAAGCTCGGCACGTCGGGCGATTCGCTGGTCGTGGACTTCGCCCAGTTGGAAAACAATCTGTTCGCCACGTCCCCCATCCTGACGACGACCGCCTCCATGACGAGGGGGCCGGAGTATCTGGCGTTCAATCTGCCGGGCTCCCCGGCGGGTTCGGCGGTCAACGACGGCTACCGGCTGCTCAAGGACATCACCTTCGGCACGCCCGTCACCGTGATGATCCAATATTCGGGCAACTTCGACACCCTGCGCAATCACCTGATCTTCGGCGACGATGTCAGCAACATTTTCGTCAGCGGGGCGGCGGGCGGGGGAGTCGTCACCGTCAGCGGATGGTCAAAGGGCGCCGCGAACTCCGCGACGGCCGGTTACGCCTCCGCGGACTCGGTCGTCACGGGCATCAACACGCTCAACAAAGTGATCGTCCGCTGGGACGGCTCCGGTTCGTCGGTGTGCGTCAACGGCGGGGCGATCACCTCCAGTTCCTCGGTGGCTTTTCGCCCGTCGGACATCGGCCTCACTCACGGCGGCCTCGGCAACAACGGGTCGGGGCTGATTCCGACCAACGGCTGCACCAAACGGGCGACATTCTGGCGGGAGGCACTGTCGGACGGCGAGATGCGGCGGCTCAGCACGGTGACGGACAACCAATGATCGACCTGACCGTGACGGTCCAGGGGCTGGACAAGATCATCTCCTCGTCGGCCGCCATTCAAAAGGCGGTTGACGAGGAACTTTCCAAGGGCACCTATGCGTGCGCGCAGCAGATCGCCACGGATTACAAGAAGTCGGTGCTGGCGGGGGGCAAATCAGGCCGGATTTACAAATATGGCGCGATCTCGCACCAGGCGTCCGCTCCCGGCGAGGCTCCGGCCTCCAACACCGGGCGGCTGGTCAACGCCATCAGCGTCATGGTTGACTCGGCCTCGTCTTCGATCATGAAAGTCGCCACCAAATACGCCATGATGCTCGAAGTGGGAACCTCGAAAATGGCCGCCCGTCCCGCCGCCGTTCCCGCGATGGAGCAAAACCGGGCCTGGATCATCGAACGGATCGCCCTGGCCCTCAAAACCGCCCTGTCGCGCGGCCGGTAGATGCCCGGCCCGAGCAACGCCCTGCAAACCGCGATTTACCGGAGGCTGACCGGCTACGCGCCCATGAAGGCTCTCGCCACCGGCGGGGTCTTCGACTTTGTCCCGGCGACGGCTCAACCGCCTTACGTCAAGATTGGCGATGACACCGCCGTCGACTGGTCAACCATGACCTCGAACGGCTGGGATATCACGCTCACCATCCACTCCTGGGACTTTGAGAAGGCCGGCCGGAAATCGGTCAAGTCGGTCATGTCCGCGATTTATGACGCCCTGCACCGGCAGGAGGCGAATGTCATCGTGACGGGCTTCACGCTGGTCATGCTTCAATCGGAGTTCGAGACTTCGTTTCAGGACACGTCCGAAACAGGCCAGCCCGACCACTTCTATCACGGCGTGCAACGCTTCCGCGCGCTCGTCCAAGCTTAACAACCAAGGAAGGTTACAACGATGACTGCACAAAAAGGCAACTCACTCCTGCTCAAGGCCGGCGCCGTGGCGGCAAGCCCCGTCACCGTCGCCGGTTTGCGAAACACCTCGCTCAAGCTCAGCAACTCGATGGTCGATGTCACCAACAAGGACTCGGCCGGATACCGCACGCTCCTGCAGGGCGCGGGCGAGCAGTCCGTCACCATCAGCGCCGACGGCACGGCCGACTCGGCCGCGGCGTTCTCGACGCTTCAGAACAACGCCTTCAACAACACCATCTCCACGTACTGCCTGTTCTTCGACAACGGCGACACGCTGGAATGCTCGTTCCAGATCACCTCGTTTGAGGTGTCGGGGACTTACAACAAGGAACAGCTTTTCACCTGCACGCTGGAATCCTCGGGCCAGTGGACGTTCACCAATAACTAGGGATTCATGACATGACCGCAATCACCGTCCAAAACGCCTCCGACGCCGGGCTCAATCACACGATGGCCGCCGCCGCCCTGTCGATGTCCTTCCCGAACGACGGGCACACCTTCCTCGTCATCGCCAACGGCGACACCGGCACGCCGACCTGCACCATCACGGTCCAGAACCCCAGCCCGCCCGTCCAGGGCTTCAACCCGATCACGCTGTCCAACAAGGTCGTGACGCTTCCGGCGACCGGGACGAACGGCGGACGCGAGATCATCGGGCCGTTCGGACAGTCGCAATACAACGACAGCGCGGGGCTCGTGCAAATCGCCTTCTCGGCGACCACCAGCCTGACCGTGGCCGCCGTCAGCCTGCCGAGGGTGTGATGGACGCGCTCGTCACCCCCTCCCGGACCATTTCCCTCGGCGACCAACAGTACGTCCTCGACGGGTCGTTCGCCACCCTCCGCGCGGTTCAGGAGGCATTCGGGGAGGATGTGGTGCAATTGCTCATGCGCCTCATGGACATGCGCGTCGACGAGGTCGCCAAACTGATCGGCGTCGCCCACGGCTCGCCAGCCGACGAGGTCGGCCAGATCATCCTCGACCAGGTGGGACGGATGACCGCCGCCTATGGCACGCTCAAGATCGAGCTGCTGGCCTGGCTGAACATCGCCATCGCCCCGAAGGCGGATCGTGAAAAAAAAAGCGCCGAAATGGAGGCGATTCTGAAGGCCCGCCTTGCTTCCCGTGGGCGGACTACCAGCGACTCGCCCTCGGACCCCTCCGATGGCCGCCCGGCGAGTTCTGGAGAAGCAACATCTGGGAGCTGAACTATGCGTGGGAGGGCTACGCCCAAAGCAAGGGCATCAAGCTTGAGGGCGGTCACATGACCCGCGACGAACTCGACGAGCTCAAACGAAAGTTTCCGGATCAATGACCGACATCGGCGAACTGGTGGTGAGGATCAAGGCTGACTCCTCGCAGATGCAAAGCGACATCAAGTCCGCGACCGACACCGTCAAGGAATCGGCGGGAGAGATGTCCGAGGCGATGGAGCATGTCGGGCGGGTGCTGGAGAACTTCGGCATCGTGCTGGCCGCGCGCGAGATCATCGAGTTCGGCAAGGGCGCCCTGGAATCCGCCGACAACATCTACATTCTGGCCGAGCGGATCGGGTTCGCGGGGGAAACCCTTTCGGCCCTGAACATCCCTCTCAAGCAGAACGGCAGCAGCGCGGACGAATTCTCCTCGTCCATCAAGTTCATGAGCCGCAACATCGAGCTGGCCTCGGAGGGCAACCAGGAACTCGTCCAACGGTTTGATTCACTCGGGCTTTCCGTCACGAAACTGAAGGCGTTGACGCCGGAAAACCAGTTCTACGCCATCGCCAAGGCGCTCGGCGGCGTCAGCGACCAGAGCCAGTTCATGGCCTCCGGCATGGCGCTGCTCAACCGGTCGTTCGCCTCGCTCGCCCCGCTCATCCGCTCGACGGGCGGCGACATCGAGGGCATGACGGCGAAGGCGAAGGCCATGGGAGACGCGCTGACCCAGGATGATCTCGACAAGGTCCATGAGTTTGAGGACAACTGGATTCATTTCTTCGAGCGGTTCAAAATCGAGGCGGTCGAGGCAACCACCGCCTTTGATGACTTCTTGAAAAGAGGCAAAGAAAGAGGCGACAGTCTGCCCAGCTTCGCCGACCGCTCCGACCGGGGCATCGACCATTTCGGCAACAAGATCCCCGGCTTCGAGTCATGGGAGGACAAGTCGAAGCGTCTCGGCATGGCCACGGAGGCGCAATTCGTCGCCCCCGGCACCTACGATTTTCTCAACGGCGGGAAACCGACCGCCAAGCCGTCTGCATCGGGTTCAAACGCCGACCTGCTCACCGCCGACGAGGAGAGGGAGGCGGCCGAACAGCTCGGCCCGTACATCGACAAACTGAACGAGGAGGCGAAGGCCGCCGAAGTCTCGCAAAAAGCCCTGTTCGTCAAACGCACGGAGATCGAAGCCACGACGAAGGCCCAAAACGATTACAACAACGGCCTCCGTGACGACGCCGAACTGACCGGTGAGGAAACGGCCCGGATCGACGCGGCCGCCGCCGCCCTTTACGACCACAAGGAGGCGCTCGCCCAGAACAAGCAGATCGCCGACCAGCTCACCGGCTCCCTGACTCGCATCATCACCAATTTCAAGGACATGAAATCGGCCATCACCGACCTGTTCCAGTCCATCGCCGATGAGATCATCAAGACCCAGATCGCAAAGCCGATCTCGGCCTCCATCACCAGCGCGTTGCCCTCGGGGGGACTGGGCGGCCTCTTCAGCGGCCTCGGCGGACTTCTCGGCTTCGCGGACGGTGGCTCCCCGCCCGTCGGCGTGCCTTCCATCGTCGGCGAGAACGGCCCCGAGTTGTTCGTGCCGAGCCAGAGCGGCACCGTCATCCCCAATTCCAAACTGGGCGGCGGCGGCGGCGCGTCCGTCAACGTTTACCAAACATTCAACATGCAGCCCGGCCTCGTCGAAACCGTCGGCGCGGCCATTCGCCAGTCCGCCCCGCAAATCGCCGCGATGGCGCACTCGAGCATCGCCATGGACATCACAAACGGGGGCCCGCTGTCCAGAATCGTCGGGAGAAAATCGTGACCGCCATCGAAATGCCCGCCCTTCCCGGTTTCACCGACTGCTCGTTCTTCCTCGCCACCAATTCGCAGACGTTCGTCAGCCCGCTCACCAAGACCACCCAAAGCGTCGAACTCGGCGGGGCGCTCTGGATGGCGACCTACACCCTGCCGCCCATGAGCCGCCGCCAGGCCGCGCCGTGGGTCGCCTTCCTCATGCGGCTCAAGGGACAGGTCAACACCTTCAACGGCTTCGATCCCGATTGCAAAACGCCGCTCGGCGTCGCCTCAGGCGACCCGCAGGTCAACGGCGGATCACAGACCGGCAATTCACTCGTCGTCGACGGGTGCGCCCCTGACGTGACGAACTGGGCGTTGCCGGGCGACTATTTCGCGGTCAACGGCGAACTGAAAATGATCACGGCCCCGGTCGGCACGGATGGCGGAGGCAACGCCGCCATTTTCTTCGAGCCGCCGCTGCGGGCCAGCCCGGACGACAACACCCCGTTGACGCTTTCCCGCGCCTCCTGCGAGATGATCCTCACCGACGACATGCAGGCCAGGTTTCAAGTCGACCGCTTCGGCATTTATCAGCCCAAGACCTTTACCGCCGTGGAGAAAATCTCTTGACCGTCGGCACCCGCGTCATTTCCGACGACACACTGGCCGCCGCCCAATCCCCGTCCATCCACCCGCTGCTTTTGGTGAAGCTCGAATTCGACGGGGGAAACGTCAGCGTCCACTCCGGGCTCGGCGACCTCGTCTTCGGCGGCGACACCTACACCGGCATCGGCTCGCTCGGCAACATCAGCTCCGCCGACGAGGTCAGCGACCTGTCCAACGCCCCCGTCAGCCTCACCCTGTCGAACATCCCCGGCGACATGGGGGCGGTCGTTCTCGGCCAGTATTACCAGGGCCGGAAGGCCACCATCTTTCTCGGCTACCTCGACCTGACGACCCGCGCCCTGATCGCCGACCCCACCATCATCCACCGGGGGCGGATCGACACCGCCGACATCCAGCAGGACAAGACATTTTCCGTCACCCTGACCGTCCAGTCCCGTTTCGCGGCCTGGGACCGACCGCTCGTGCGACGGTACAACAATTCCGACCAGCGGCAGCGATACCTGACCGACACCGGCCTCCAGTTCATCGAGCAGACCGCCGACAAGGTCGTGATCTGGGGCGGCGCGCTGTGAGGGTCGAGGGGTGGGAGCTTCTCCTCCATGAGCATCTTTCCGGAGCGGCGCCGTTCGCCTGGGGGAGCAACGACTGCGCCCTCTGGAGCGCCGCCTGGGTCCGCAAGGCCACCGGACGCGATTGCGCCGCCGAATGGGCCGGTCGTTACACCACCGAGAATGAACTCCGGGATCTGATGCGGGAGCGGGGCCATCGGACGACCGCTGACATCGCCGACGCCACGGGTTTCCCTTCCGTTCATGTCGCATTCGCCCGGCGTGGAGACATTGTCCTCCATCCGCAACGCTGTCTCGGCATCTGCGACGGGCTCCACAGCCATTTTCTGACCAAATCCGGCCTGACCCGCCTCATGACGCTGGCCTGCGTCAAAGCCTGGAAGGTGGACTGATGCCCGCCGTGATCCCGCTTGTCGGCGCCATCGCCGGGGCGATCACCACGGCGGAACTCGCGACGGCCACCGTGCCGTTCTTTGCCTTCGGAGCCGGGGGCGGCCTTGCCACCGCGCTGGGGATCACGGCGGGCACCGCCTCCCTCGCCGTCGCCGGCGTCGCCGGGTTCGTGGTGGCCACCGCCATCGACACCGTGGGGGCGAAAGCCTTCTCGCCGAAAACAGCCCCGCTGACCAGCTCCCTGCTCAACTCCGCCGCCCAGTCCCGCGCCGTCCAGATCCGTTCGGCCGTCGAATCGCACAAGATCATTTACGGCCGGGCCAAGGTGTCCGGCCCGCTCGTTTACGTCAGCGCCACCGACACCGGAACCGACAACAACGGGACGGTCCAGGCGGGGTCGAATCGCTTCATTCACATTGTGATCGCCCTCGCGGGGCACGAGGTCGCCTCGATCCCGACCATCTACTTCAACGACACCCCCGTCACGCTTGACGGCGGCGGATTCGTCACCGACTCCCCCTACATGAACGGCGGCCACAGTTTCGCCCGCGTCCTCACCCACCTCGGCTCGCCGACGCAGGCCGCCGATTCAAGCCTCGTTTCCGAATGCGGCCTCGATTCAAACTTCCGTCTTCAGGGCATCGCCTACCTGTACGCCCGTCTGGAATTCGACAAGGACATTTTCGCCACCGGCATCCCGAACATCAGCGCCGTGGTCAACGGCAAGAAGGTCTTCGACCCGCGTGATTCGACCACTTCCTTCAAGACCAACGCCGCCCTGTGCGCCCGTGACTACCTGACCAGCGATTACGGTTTCAACTGCGACGCCTCCGAGATCAACGACGCTTACTGGATCGCCGCCGCCAACGGTTGCGACGAGTCCGTCAGCCTGTCCGGGGGAGGCTCCCAGGCCCGCTATGCCTGCAACGGCGTTCTCGACACCGCCGCCGCCCCCATCGAGAACCTGAACCAGCTCGTCGCCGCCATGGCCGGGACCGTCACCTACGTTCAGGGCCAGTTCCGGGGCTATGCCGGGGTGTTCAACGCCACCGTCGGCGACATCGACACCGGCATGCTCGCCGGGTCGGTGAAGATCCACACCCGGAGCAGCCGCCAGCAACTGTTCAACGCCGTCCAGGGGACTTACACCGACCCCGACAAGAACTGGCAGCCGACTGACTTCCCGCCCGTCACCAACCTGACGTACAAGTCCCAGGACGGCGGGGATCAGATCTTCAAGGACATCGCCCTTCCGCTCACCAACCACCCCGAGGCGTCCCAGCGGATCGCCAAAGTCATCCTCGAACAGGGGCGGCAGGGGATTCAGGTCGAACTCACCCTGAACCACACGGCGATCCCGTTCGCCGTTTACGACACCGTCACGTTCACCGACGAGGCCCTGGGGTGGGACCACAAGGTGTTTCGCATCAAGAAGTTCAGCGTCACCGGGACCGGCCCGGTCATCCTGTCCCTCCAGGAGGAAAGCAGCGCCGCCTACGACTGGAACTCCGGCATGGCGACCACGGCCGATCCGGCCCCCGACACAAACCTGCCCGACCCGTTCACCGTCCGGCCGCCGTCGTCCCTCGCGATCGACGAGGCCCTTTACGTCACCCGCGACGGGGCCGGGGTAAAGTCGAGCGCGATCATGACCTGGCTTCCCTCGACGGATGCGTTTTTCCAGATCTACCAGCCGGAGTTCAAGCCGGCCGCCGGATCGGTTTGGACCAGCCTGTCTCGCACGGTCGACCCGACCCAGACCATTTACGACATCTCCCCCGACGCTTACGACTTTCGCGTCAAGGCAATCAACACCCTCGGCGTCTCCTCGGCCTACGCCACCGCCTCGAAACAGATATCCGGACTGCTCGCCCCGCCGGCCGAACCCCGGAACATGGGCTTCGCCGCCATTGGCGGGCTGGTGTTTCTCAACTGGGACGCCTCGCCCGACCTCGACGTGCGGATCGGCGGCAGTTACGTCTTCCGCTATTCCCCGACCGCCTCCGACGGGTGGACGAACAGCACGGGCATCGGCCCGGCCATCCCCGGAACCAGCACGCACGCCTTGCTGCCCCTGAAACCCGGAATTTACCTCGGCAAGGCGACGGATTCCAGCGGCATCGAATCAACGAACGCCGCCAGCGTGGTCGTCACCCAGGATTCAATCCTCGCCTTCTCGGTGATCGGCGTGCTGACGGAAGACGCGACGTTCGGCGGGTCGAAAACGAATTGCACGGTGTCCGGAGGCATGCTGCAGATGACCGATCCGGCCCTTCTGACCGGCGAGTACCTGTTTCACGCCAGGATGGACCTGACCACGGTCCAGAACGTCCGGCTCACGGCCCACGTCCAGGCCGCCGTGTTCAACGTCAGCGACCTGATTGACTCCCGGACGGGCCTGATCGACGACTGGCTGTCCATCGACGGCGACACGTCGGCGGCCGCGGACTTCCAGGTCTACGTGCGTTCGACGCAGGACGACCCGAACGGCGCCCCGGCCTGGACGGATTGGAACCTGCTGCACTCGGGCGAGTTCGGCGCGCGCGGTTTCGACTTCAAGGGCGTCTTCACCACCACCGACCCGACTTACAACATCGCCATCAGCGAACTCAACATCAAAGCAGCGACGGTATAGAAAATGTCACAGAACGCCTTCAGCGAAAGCAACGAATCCGGCGCGGCCTACCGGGCGGGGATCAACGCCGCCCTTCAGGCCCTGGCGAGCACGAACAGCGGCGGCTCCGCCCCGCCCACCCCCTACGCACAGCAGATGTGGGTGGACACCGACACCCCCTCCTCGACCGTCTGGACGCTCAACATGTACGACGGGACCGATTGGATTCCCCTCTGTTACATTGACTCGACCAACAACGTGTTGCTCCCCTTCATCGGGGGCGGAACCGCGACCCTGGCCAGCGCCACGACCGTGGACCTCGGCGCCACACCGCAGAGCGCCATCACGATCTCGGGCGTCACGGACGTGTCGGGGTTCGGCTCGGCCATGAAACCCGGCCAGTCAAAAATCGTCATCGCGTCCGGGGCGTGGAAGCTCAAGTACAACGCCACCAGCCTGAAAATCCCCGGCTCGGCCGATTACACGATGGCGGCGGGGGACAAGACCATCGTCACTTGTGTTTCGGCGGGCAACTATGACGTGATGATCTTCCCCAAGAGCGGCCAGTCGGTGGCCGTCGGGGCGAACAAGGTGACCTGCTTCCAGATAACGGACTCGACGGATATCACGTTGTCCGCCGCACCAACACAGTCAAACATCGGCGCTACCACAGCCATAGTAATTCCGACGAAAGGTCTCATCCGCCTGCTCTTCAGTGGGGAGACGATAACCACCGGCACCCCCGAACAGCTCATACTGGGCATTCGCATAGGGAGTACGAATTATTGGCCCACCGACTCGGCCTATGCATACATGCTTTCATCATATGCCGCAGGGACGACATACACGTCGCAAAGCTGGGGCACAATAGGAACCGGCTCGAGCTCGCCGACAGGACGACACGAAGTCATCATGGACATCGAAGCCCTCGGCATCCCGGGCGGGCCTCAAACCGTTCAAGCAATAGCCGCGTATTACACAGGCGTCGGGACAACGGTCATCAAGGGAACCGCCGTCACTTCGCGTTTCTACATCACAATCGAAAATCACGCATAGGACAGATCATGGACGTACAGGGAATCGTCAACTGGATGCGGAGGGAATCGTTTCCCGGCGGCGTCATTCACAAATGGGCGTTGTCGCAGGAAGACTTGCCGGGGGGCATCCCCTTCATGGGCGGATTTGTCGAGCTATTCTCCGAGGCCACGCTTCCGCTCACGGTGGAGGTGCTGGCGGCCCAGGCCGAATTCGAGGCGGCATCCTTGCGGAACCGCTTGCTGGCAACGCTCGCCGCGCGCCGTTATGACGCGCAAAACAGCGGCGTCGCCATTGACGGAAACACCTTCGACACCGATTCGGAGAGCCGGAACGCGCTGACCTCGGCCTATGTGTTCGCCAGCCTGGACGCGACATACTCATGCAACTGGAAGACGGCGGACGGCGTGTTCGTCACCCTGACCTCCCCGCAAGTCATCGCCGTCGGCAAGGGCGTGGGAGCGTTCATCCAGAAATGTTTCGACACCGAGAAGACGCTCGCCGGCAACATTGGCCAATATGGCTCCGCTGAGGCAATCCTCGCGGCCTTCGACAAGGCCATGGCCGCTTGAACGCCGGCTTGCGCGAACACCACATCTGGTGTAGCCTTGACGGGAAACTTACATGAATGGGGGTGTCGTGCAAATTGACCTGGAAACCGTGCGGTGGCTCCTGTCGGGCTTTTTTCTCATCAGCGGCTCATTGATCACCTGGCTCCTCGGCCGAAAGGTGGAGCTGGTCGACAGCACGCTCAAGGAACATGACGGACGGATCGACGTCAACCTCCAGCAGATCAACGGCATCAAGCAGGACTTCGTCAGCAAGGCCGACCTCAAGGAGCAGCTTAACATCCAGTTGTCGCCCATCAAGGACGACATGCGCGACATCAAGGGCGACGTCAAAGCCCTTTTGCAACGGCCATGACCGACCGCTCGCTCGACGACCTTCATCCCGCCTTGAAACCGCTCTGCCAGCAGTGGCTCGACCAATGCCACTCCCGGAACATCAACGCACGGGTGATCGAGACATACCGCTCCGCCGCCGAGCAGGACCGGCTGTTCGCCGTCGGCCGCGATGCGAGAGGAAACGTGACCGGCCGGACGCTGACCAAGGCGGGGGGAGGACAGTCCAAGCACAACTTTGCGTTGCCGGACGGAACACCCGCGAGCAAGGCGTTCGACTTCACCATCATCAACGACGACGGAACCTGCAACTGGAACCCCGCCACTCCTCAATGGAAGGCGGCGGTCGCCATCGGGAAATCATTGGGGTTGCAGTGGGGCGGCGACTTCCCGGCGCATCAGTATGACGCAGATCATTTTGAAATTGCCTGAAGCATCGTGCGGGTGTACGGTGCGAAACCACAACTTGAAAGGATTCACAACATGAGCACATTCACCAAAATACGCGATGCCGTCGAAGGCTTCTTCACCGGCCCGGTTTGGAACTTCGTCAAACCCTTCATCACCGCCCTGGAGGCGGACGAGCAGCAAGTGCTCATCACCGCCGCCAAAAATGCCGTGTCGGCTGGTTTTGCCACCGAGGGGGGCGGCGAAGTCAAAATGGCGGCCGCGCTGGCTTCCTTCACGGCCGAAGTGATTGCCAAAGGCCTGCCATTCATCGAATCACAGGCCCGCGCCCTCATCGAACTGGCTTTGCAAAACGCCAAGGCGGCCGTGACGACTCCCGCCGTCGCATGA